AAGATGATGATCTTGGTGCCCATGCCCACCAGCACCTTTTTGCTGTCGGTCACAGCGTTTTCCACGGTCTGCACCGTCTGCGGGGCGTCATCGGTGCTGTAGCAGAGATTCGTCCCTTCCACCACCAGCAGCCCGTTCAGGTGGTACATTCCGTTCACGGGGGCCGCCGTCCGCAGCTTCCGGCGGGGGATGCGGGTGCTCAGCGCCGGGAAATTCCGGGCCGAGAAATTCTTGCCGCTGCTGCATTCGGCCTCGGTGCAGCTGTACGTCTCATTCAGCCCACCGAAGGCCCGCAGCAGGGTGCGGGTGTTTTTCAGCCCCGCACGGTTTGCCAGTGCCATCGTTTTTTCCTCCTCACCAGCGCCAGCGCACCCGGCGGCGGGGCAGGTTCTCCTGCCGCAGCCCGGCGGCCAGTCCGCTCAGGATGCTGTTGTACTGCGCCTGTTCCCCGGCGTAGCGGTCAGTCTCCCCCAGCGCCGCGTCGATGCGGGCGCAGAGGAAATGCGGGTAGAGGGTGTCGTAGGGCACCGGCACCAGCAGCTCCGTGCTGTCCGGCAGGGTGCTGCCAGACCATGCCGCATCGGCACCGACTTTTTCGTACCCGGCCGCGCCGCTTTTCTCAAAATACAGCTTGCGCAGCATGGCGTCCTCCTCGCAGAGCCAGCGTCTGCGCGTCTCGTCCGAAAGCTTGCACCCCGGCCGCAGCTCTGCGGCGCGGTCCAGCGCTTCTCTAACGGTCATCTCATCGCTCCTTTCGAAAAAGGCCCGGCTGGGCGATCTTCCCGGCCGGGCCGCTGTTTGTTACTGTACGCCGTTTTCGGCAGCCGCGATGCGGGCGGCGGTCCGCTCGTCCTGCATCTGGCTGTGCTCCAGCACCTCGGCCACCTCCGGCGGCACCTCCACCTCAACGCCCCGGCGGATCTTATAATTCACCCCGTTGACGCTGACGAACAGATCCTCCTTGTACCGGCTGTTGTCCTTGAAAAGCTTGATTTTCATAGTACTCCTCCTTAGTTCGCGGATGCGCTGGCCGAGTAGCTCGACACACTTTCAATGCGGATCATGTACTGCTCCACCAGACGCTCGGCGGCGCGCATTCCCTTCCAGCCCACGGACGCACGCTGGTTCAGCGGGTCATCACCGTAGCCCAGCTGCTTGACGATGTGCTCCAGACCGCCGCCTTCCAGCTCGGTCACGCCGTAGGCGTGGGCGCCCAGCACCAGCGTGCCGAACACGGCCAGACCCGCCGGGCAGGTGGCGTCCTTCCAGATCTTCGCCTCGCTGGTCTCGATGAAGCGGATGTTGCCCAGCTTGCCGATCTCGCCCCGGAACATAGCCTCCGGGTCCGCGTACTTGTGCACCTCGATGAACTCCTTGCTGGTCTTCAGGTCGTAGGCAGCATAGGGGTGGATGATGGCGATGTAGCTGTCGCCGATGGGGTCGGCGTTCATCGCGCCAAGCTGGGCGGCGGCTCGGAAGAACAGCTTCGGGGTCAGGGTGCAGGTCTTGTCCAGATTGGCGCGGCTCTTCACAACGGACTCGGTGCCGTCCGCCGCCACCTTGGGCGCATAGATGACATTGGTGCCGCCGGCCAGCACATCGCGGGTGATGCTGTCCATGGTGCGGCCCGCCTGACTGGC